CACTTGTTCCTAAACTTCCACCATTATGCATATAATAAGCATTATTTGATAATGCTATTGATGGAATTACATATTTAGAGCCATTTCTTGAACTATCGCCATCATTATCAATTTCATAATAAGTTGTGTTTGTTCCAGTCATATTGTTAGTTTTAATTTTTGCTTTTGAACTAGCACCATTATAATCAAATTCTGTTGCTGAGCCTGAAACTGCCGAACTTACATACTCGTTAGTATTTCTTGATGTGTTTGCACCATTTGTATAACCTGTAGAGTCTTGAAATACATCTACATATTGAGAGTTTGTATTAGTCGCATTTAAATTTTCTTGTGTGTGAACTCGTAAACCTAAAGTAGATAAGTCATTGACAATTTTATTATCATCAAATGCTGGAGCGTTAGCAGTTAAGTTAGCTGTAGGAATATCTCCTGTTAGTTTAGTACCGTCAAACTTACCAGCTGTTAAAATATTATTTGCAAAATTTCTTGTTATACTTCCCATATTATCCTACTTTGGTAAAACCCTAATTGTTATTTCTGCTGAGGCCGCTGGTGCCGTTACAAAAGTTAAAGTTGTTCCTGAAACCGTATAGTCATCTGTTGGAACTAAACAGATACCATTTACAAAAACTAATAAATCATTTACCGTTCTACCACTTGCAATTGTAAATGCCGTAGTAGAGGCGTCACCAACTGCTTTGCTAACTGAATGAGATAATGTGCCAGCAGGTAATGTAACCGTTTTGCCTGTCAAATCAAAAGTTGTATGAATATGTGAACCTTGTACACTTGTTGGTGGAATAAAATGATGGCCTTGTGCTTTACCTTGAAATATAACATACATATCATCTCCAGTTTGTGGAGTACCATTCATTGTCAAAGTTGTTCCAGCAGCTGTGTAAGCTTTACCTGTTCCAGGTTCTTGCCTAACATTATTAATAAACAATTCAATTTCGTTCTCATTTGATACGGAATGATTTAATGTAAATGCCGTAGTAGAACTATCAGGCGTAAACGATTGTTTAGCCGTGCTATGAAAAGTATCCGCTGGTTTATTTCCTATGTATGCCATTTAATCTTTTAATTCCTATTATGTTGATATTGCGTCAACAGCGCTAACCCAAACATCTGCTGAACTAGCTGTATCTGAAACTACTTTTAATGCGTCACCGTTTTGTACGACAAATCTTGAACCACCGTCAATTATTTGTAACATACCACCTTGTACGATTGGCGCACCTTTAATTAAGTAAATATCATTAGAGCCGTCATTAATATAAACATCAACATTTATTGTTGAAGCTGCTATATTTGCAACTGAAATTCCTACGATTGTATCGTAAGAGTCAGCAGTAAATACTGTAGCGGCTGATGTGCCTATATCATTTGAGGTGTATCTTCTAAAGTTTTGTGCCATTTTTATTTCCTCTTATTATTTATTACAAAGCTACAGCCATTGCTATACTGAAACCAGTTGACGGCAATGAACCTGCGTTAAATCTTCCTTGTGCTGAACTCCAAATTAATCCATTACCATCAGCAACACCTGATATATTCACATTTGATAATGAACCAACACTATCATTTTCTGTAATTAATTTTACCCAACCTGCATTGTCGGCCACATAAGCTGCATTACCTGTTGAGTCCCAAGCAAACATACCTTCGTAAGTTGCATTATTTGGTAAAGCACCTGTACCTGCGTATGATGACCTAATTCTGTTATCTGTACTTGTTAAGTTAATGGTACCTGTTGCACCATTTATAGCTGCATTTGTTATAGTTTTATTTGTTAGTGTGTCTGTACTATCTTGTAAAACTACCGTACCTGATTCGTTAGGTAAATTTACCGTTCTATCTGCTGTCGGGTCTATAACACTTAAAGTTGTTTCAAAGTTATCTGAAGTTGTTCCTTCAAATGTAAATGAATTTGTAATTTCAATAGTAGATGAGTTTACAGTTGTTGTAGTACCATTTACGGTTAAGTTACCTGTAATTACAACATTGTCAGGCATACCAATTGTAACGGTGCCTGCGTTTTCTACAACATTGACCTCGTTAGCTGTGCCTGCAAAAGTTAAAGTGCCGCCTAAATTTACGGGTGATGTATTACTTCCGTCTGAAACTGTTATTGAACTATTTGTTAACGAACCATTTGCAATATTTGTAATTGTGTTATCAGGACCGTTTATAGTTTTATTTGTTAAAGTAGTTGTTGATGAACCTGTAATAATTGTTCCGTCAACTGCTAAAGTTAGGTCATTACCAGAAATTGTAGAGGTAATACCTGTACCACCTAAAAGTCTTAATGTTTCGCCATTAGCAGAAAGTGTAACTACCGTTGAACTATCGTCTGCGATTTTGATAGTACCGTTTATATTAGTACCGTCACCTATCGCTGTATAGATTTCGTCAAAGTTTAGATTAATTTTATTAGCACCGGCACGGAGATTATCACCTGTTCCGTCATTTGCCGTAGAGCCTCTATTAATTACATTTTTTGCCATGATTCCTATTCCTTATGACTATTTATAAACTTTATTATGGTGTGCTATCATCAAAAGTCAGATTTGTAGTATCAAATTTAGTCAATGTATTACTAAACAAATCAGCACTTATAGCAAATTGAGTTGGAAATGCATAATTTGTTTTAAGCGAACCATCTATCACATTAGCAAATGCTGATAATGGTACTTCTTGACCATCAAATGCTGTTTTAGTACCTGTAATTCTTAATGCGTTTAAATTTTGAAAGGTAGTAGCAAAAGAGTTAGAAGCTGATGTTCCGTATATTGTATTACCAAATTTATTAATTGAACTAAATCTTGGTCCTGCGTATGCATAACCAGACCTAACATCATGTAAACCACCAGATTTATCTGTTAATTTGTTTCTTCTTCTACTTAAATAATCTATTTCTAAATCTTCTCTTGTTAGTGTAACATCTCTAGTATTTGCTGAGAATGGGTCTTGATATGCATTACTGACATCAACCGTACCTTTTTCTTTTGCATTTGCTCTTAATGAAGTACCGTCAGTTTTTGTTCCTAATCTTCTACCAAATACAGATAAGAATAAAGTATTTGCAATTTGTAAGAATGGTACCTCTTCAGCACCTGAAGTTACACCTCTTACAGGACCGTTGGCAGTTACCGTAATTTTTGATTCAATATCTACTTGACCTGTAAAATAAAAACCAGCAGTATGCATTGTTTTTTTAAATGCGTCCCGCCATCTTGCGATTGATTGACCTACTTTAATTACATAAGAATAATCTTGATAGTATAAACTATCTTGTATTCTCATTGTTGTTTCAGATAACTTACCTTTTTCATTAATAAATTCACCATCTGTATCTGCAATAGAAACTACATCTACTGAAGCAGTTGCTACATCTGATTTTTTAAGAGTACATGTTCCCGAAGTAGCTGATGTTAATGTATCGTTCAAATTAAAAGAACCTGATACATCTTTTATTTTTAATAAACCTCTATTAGTATCAAGACTAACAATTGTTCCTGAACCACCAGATGAACTTGTTACTGATTGACCAGAAATAAAAGTGCCTGATACATTTGTAACAATAACATTATTAAAAAAAGTTAAAGTTGGTGGTGTAGGTGAATTTTCATAACCTCTACCTAATTCTACCGTTTTTACTTTTACAATTTTACCAACTTCATCACCATATGCTTTTATATTTGCATTTGTTCCTGTTGATGATGTTATTGAAACGGTAGGCAATGTTGTATAACCACCACCTTTGTTTGATATAAAGAAATCTGTTATTTGTTGTAAGTCTGTAAACTTCTCTTGAACTACAACATTACCTGAATATGAATCACCTCTAGTTGTTTCGTTTTCTAAAACTATTCTGTCACCTGTTGACATGCCAGTTGTATTACTTTCTCCAGAAAATCCACCATTTACTATTGATACAAAACCGGCTGCATTATTACCATTTGTACCTGTATTTGTAAATGATAAACTATCGCCAATATTATAACCTGTACCAGCATTATCAATTATCATTTCTGTGATTAGACCTGGTCCTATTTCTTTTACTTGAAATAAAGCACCAACACCACCAGCAGTTAATTTAATCGTGTCATCTGTTGAGTTTAAAGAACCGTCATTTGTAATATTTTTATTTCCAGGAATACCAGTTACATTTGCTTTAATAAAATAGTTATCTGTATCTGTTGTTGTACCTTGTATTTCTTCACTAACGGTAAATGTTCCTTGAATACTATCATCATTTAAAATTAATTGAGTTACAGTTTGGTCACCTATTTGAAATTGTGTTGTGTTTTCTACAATAGCAGTTGCATTAGAAGATTGACCTGTAATTTTTCTACCTGTTAATTGTGTTGCGTCACCGATAGTTGCAATAACTCTCAATACTTTTAAAGAGTCAAATGCACCATCAGAGGCCTTAAGCATTTGTTCTCTAGGATAAATTGTTTCTGAATTTTCACCAAA